ACCTCGAAGACATGACTTTACCCAGTGCTCGTAAGGTCTTGGAGTATGGACGTAAGCACCCGACTTGCTTCGTCGGACTGAACCGCACTGAGATCAGTATCTACAAGGCTATCGTAGCCAACTTGGGGGAGGTGCGTAAGTAATGGAGTACTCAGCGACCTTCCAAGAGGAATTACAATTGAACCATGAACCCAGCCTAAATCATTGGGCGCATCTCATTGCAGAAGGTGAGATGGCAGATGGTGGTAGTAATTATGACTACGAATATGAGCAAGCGTGGCATTCTTTAGATGCTGAATTTAACTACAACTACGAATATAGAGAGGTGTAAGTAATGGAAGCCAAGATCGTTATCACTCAGCGTATGCTGAACAAGTCCATTATTGACGCTAACAAGTCGGTGGTAGACTTCGCCAAAAAGTATCTAACTACGACCTTTGACGACCTACAGAACGGCGACAAGACTACTGTCCCAGCCGTGTTCGAGGACGACACTGCCACTGAGATACGTCTGTACCGCAGACCTCGTGGAGACAAGCTCATGTCGATTAAGGACATCAAGAAACACGTGTCAGTGGGCGACACCATCACCTTCAAGCATGAGGCTGGGCTTACCTACGTAGAAGTACGCGGTAAGGACAATGTCATTACGTTAACCCCACGCAATCACTTTGTGCGTGTACACGTGGAGAAGGCGGCATGATCACTGCAAAGACACACAAGGTTAAACTCAGCGGCTACGAAGACGCAGTCATCTACGTCTACGAAGAGCGTCTTACGATGACCAAATACGATGAAGACGATAACAAGAAGGAATATAAACATAGTCAAGAAGTAGTCGCAGTGGTCCCATTTCACTTCTCCTATGACGAGATAGAGACTAACCAAGACGAGTTGGTAAATCGGGTCAATTCGGTTGCACAGGCTCTTGCTCACGCCTATGGGATGTCCACTGAGGACTGTCCCGAAATCAGCGTAGGTGTCTATCTCAACTTCAACAAGATGGTGAACCTACAATGAAGGCTCCCTACGTAAGACCACGCATGAGAGGCAACACTAGGGTCTATGACCTACGGCCTACTCCTGAATTAAAGAAGGCGTTTCCCGATATCAGTCGGGAGACCTACACCACTCCGCAAGAGGCCAACGCAAGAGGCTACGAGTGGAAGCGTAAGTTCGAGGCTTGGAAGGCTGGTAACCACGAAGACATCTACGTAGACAACCGATCCGTCGAGGCTCTGGTCAATCACTACAAGTCGTCTATGGCCTACGGTAACATCAAGGCGGCTGCTACTAAGAGATCGTATGAGGGCCATCTACGTCACGTGCTACCTGTCTGCATATCTAATACAGCATTTGCTAAAATGAATGTGTCAGACGTTGACTACGAGTATGCGCAGAAACTCTGGCTACACATACAGTCTGACGTAAGTACACACAAAGCCAACCACACATTTAAGGTTCTCAAGCTAGTCTGGAACGAGGGTCTACGTGCTGGAAAGGTGAAGTCTAACCCCTTCGCCTTGGTCAAGCTACCCAAGCTGCCAGACAGACAGGTACTGTGGCCCGAAGAGCATATCTGGGGCTTGGTGCAGTACTGCGACGACAAGGGCTATCACTCGATGGGTACAATGCTGGTCATGTGCTACGAGTTCTGCCAGCGGCCTGTTGACGTAAGGACTATGCGGTGGGCTAACATCGATGGCAAAACGGGCGTGTCTCACTTCACTCAGAAGAAGACAGGCAAGCAGATGTCTATCAAGGTGACTAACTCTGTTAAGGAGCGTCTGCACCTACACCAGCACCGTAACTCTGATGATTACATATTCGCATATGAGAATACTGGTAGACCGTACAGTCAGGATCGATGCAATAAGTTCTTCAGGGCCGCTGCCGATAGCTACGGACTGCCAGAGGTGCCGCTAGTGGGTCAGTTCAATGAGGACGGTAGTCAGCGATATACTAAGCTATGGATGGCTGACCTTCGACGCACAGGAGCTACTCACGCGAGTAGGGCAGGGTGTACTGACCGACAGTTGATGGCCCTAACAGGCCACAAGAACCCGCAGATGTTAGTGATCTACGCCCTAGAGGGCGAGACAGAGAGTACAATGGCAAATCAGAAGAGAGGTTTAGTTTAATGGGATTTCAACGTGAAGTAACAATCACCCAGCGGGGTAGGGCGTGTCGCCTATTTGGTAAGGACTTTGTCAGTGTGGCCCAAGCCGCTCGACACTTTAACATCAGCCATAGTTTTGCACGTGAGATGGTTAATGGCGACAGGCACAAAGAAGGTGACCGCGACGACATACGTAGGAACTGGGTAAATAAGCACATTAACCAGATGACCCCTGAAGAGCGTCAGAGGGCTAAGGAGCGTGAAGAGGCTAACCGCGATGAGTGATGTAGGTAAGATTGGTGTAGAGACTGTAGAGGTACACGAAGACGGTTCCGCTACGTATCAGTTCCACATGGACGACGAGTGCAGAAACCTACTGACAGAGGAAGGCTTGAAGCTGGTACTCTACTGCGCTGCCGCCAAGCTGGATATGCAAATAGTCTATGACTTCATAGAAGATCACATTCGGGAGATGTCTGATGGTTAAAATCAAATACATATGTAAGAAGACTGGCGCAGTGTTCGCCTATAAGAACACAACTAAGTCAGTGGCTGATAAAGAAATAAACAACCCCAGACTAAAAGAATGCAGACTGGAGATCGAGTCGGTTAAATAATAACATTTAGTGTTGACTAAATTGTTTTTGACGATAAGCTAACGCTGTCCCTGCGAAGGGGCAGTATAGCCAACGGACTAAAGATGACCTACTTAGAGCAGTTAGAAATAGTAAAGACTATTAATATCAGAGAAGGGGATACTATAGTAATCCAATGCCCTTTCTGTGGTGGATATAAGAAGCTAGCAGTCTCTAAAATAGATGGTCAACTAAAGTGGTTCTGTTATAGAGCAAGCTGTAATGGAAGAGGTGTATACCAAGGTAGACGTTCTCTTCAGGCATCCAAAGACTATTTAGCCAAAGTATCTAATACGACTACTAAGGTTAAACCATTACCTGAGATAACTACTTCAGTAGATAACCACAAACCAGCCATCGACTTCCTAAAGTCTGTGAATAGTCTAGAGGCTTACCAGAACGGATGGATAGATGTACGCTACGCACCAGCCGAAGACAGAGTAATGTTCTACGCAGACAGAGGTGCAGTAGGTAGATGCCTGAAACCCTATGGACCTAAGTGGATGACTTACGGTGTCATCGAAGGCGGTGTACACGTAGGTGAGGGAACTAATGCTGTACTCGTAGAAGACGTACCTTCAGCCTGTAGTGTGAGTAGAATAGACGGCTACGTAGGGGTGGCAATGCTGGGTACAAACTTGACTTCTGCAATAAAGCAGTCAGTTAGTTGTTACAGTAATAGGTATTTAGTTCTTGACAAAGACGCGAACAGTAAGGCGATTAATACAATCAGAAGAAAAGATAAGACTCTGAGACTGCGACTCACTGAGAAAGACTTAAAATGGCTCACTACAGAACAGATACAGAATTTACTACGATAATTAGTCCCTTCTGCAAAGTTGGGGCTTTTTTTATTTCACGAATTAGTCTACTATCAAATTCTACTACTTGTTAATGGATAGCGAAGAATGGACCAATCACTTCTTAAAAGCTGCCTTAACCACTCATTCTATGAGGAAAATAAGGCAAAACTTCGAGCATCCCTGTTCGATGAGACAATGAAAGATGTATTTGAGACTATAGTCTCGATGCACGACAAGTTTGAGAAGGATATCACGCCTCTTGAACTATTTACTTACTGGAAGTCTAAAAATCCCACATCGACTGGCGCATGGTCGGCTGAGATTGAAGACCTAGTAAATTCTATTTCCAATGCTGATGACATAGACAATGCTATTGCCACTGAAGTCATAGAGACACTCTGGCGGCAGCACATTGGCTTAGACATTGCCCAACTAGGCATAGCGATGTCTGAGGGTGATGCCACTGCAATGGATAAGCTGAATACACTTCTAGATCGTGTTGCAGACGGATACCTACCAGATAACTTCAATGACTATATCGTAACAGATGATATCTACGAGCTATTAGCTACGGTATCAGACGACAATAGATTTAAGTTTAACATCGAGACCCTGAGCAGAAATGTCTACGGCATTGGGCGCGGGGAGTTTGGTGTCATTGCGGCATACTCTAACGTAGGCAAGACGGCATTTGCGATCAGCCTGTGTGCTGCACCAGAGGGCTTCTGCCAGCAAGGTGCCAAGGTTGGTTACATAGCCAACGAAGAAGTAGGTAAGCGCACTAAGCTACGTGCCATGCAAGCGTTTACTGGTATGACCAAAGAGGAAATGGACTTCGAGCCACAGGCCGCAGCCGCACGGTATGCAGCCATAAGAGATCGCCTTGTCTTCGTAGACAGTCAGGGGTGGGACGTACAGCAATTAGATGCGTTCCTGAGCCAACAGAAATTTGATGTCGTCATCGTAGATATGGCAGACAAGATATCACTCACGCAGACATTTAACTCTGGGCATGAACGCCTAAGAGAACTGTACTACCGCCTACGTGAATTAGCAAAGAAACATAACGTGGCCTTGATTGGTCTATCGCAAGCGTCTGCCGAAGCTGAAGGCAAGACACGCCTCACTCCGACAATGCTGGAAGGCAGTAAGGTGGGTAAGGTAGCAGAGACCGACATCTTGCTGGGGCTAGGTAAGATGAATGACAAGGAGAACCCTGACGATCCTTCGCGCTGGATTACAGTGATGAAGAATAAAATCTCAGGGTGGCACGGCACAGTCATGTGTCAGCTAGATCACAAGACCTCACGCTATGAAGTATGAGGCCAAGCTGCCATCTCACATTGAAGTAGAAATCAGGAGCTACGGTGTGATGGCTGAAAGAAAACAAGCGAAGGTAGTAGCACGAGAGTATCAGTTTAGACGGCCTACCTTCGACGAGCATGGGGAACCAGACTTTTGAAGAAACTAGTACTAGACTTAGAGACCACCGTCGAGCGTATAGAAGGGCGCATAGATAACAGCCCTAAGAACCCAAACAACAGATGTGTATCGGCCCACTACGGCTGGTTGTCCGACACCACAGTAGAAGACGTAAATAATGACGTATGGTATCACAACGAGAAACCATACCCTGACGGCATCGAGCGACTAAGAGAATACCTCGCAGAAGCTGACTTGCTGATCTGCCACAATGCAAAGTTCGACGTAGAGTGGCTACAGGAGATGGGCTTCGACATACCGCCTGAAGTTTTCGACACAATGATAGCGGAGTACTTACTCGCCAAGGGTCAGAACAGGGGTCTGTCGCTGAAGGACAGTGCCATCAGGCGTAAGACTGAGAGCATCAAGAAATCAGACCTGATCGATGAGTTGTTTAAGGACGGCGTAGGCTTCGAGGCAATGCCGCTAGACACGGTAATAGAGTATGCCGAGGCCGATGTCCGAGCGACTGGTGAACTGTATCTTGCCCAGCAAGAAATCTTTGAGCGGGAACATAACCAGAGCCTGAAGAAAGTAATTCCATTTATGAATGAGATGCTGATGTTTCTATGTGAGATAGAAATGAATGGCGTGAAGATTGACATGGACGCTCTACTAGAGGTGGAGAAGGAGTTTGAAGCCGAGAAGGTAGAACTGGAGAAGCGTCTGAAAGAAATCGCTGAGATGGTGATGGGCGACGAGCCAGTCAACTTCAACAGCGGTATGCACATGACCAAAGTCATCTACTCACGTGAGATAATAGACAAGGACGTACACAGGCAGACGTTTAATATCGGTACGGATGCTGACGGCAAACCACTGAGACCGCCTTACATGAGTACCAATCAATTCGTGGACGCTGTTCGCGCGACTACTAGAGTTGTATTCCGTAAGACTGCCCACAAGTGCAGAGACTGTAATGGCGTAGGTTCTATACAAAAATTTAAGCAGATCACTCGACAGAAGAATGGTAAGAAGTATCGCGTCCAAGGCGATCCCTACAAGAACCGTACTAAATGTAAGCCCTGTGGTGGAGTAGGTGCTATTTACGTATCTACTGGGGAAGTAGCGGGGCTGAAAATGTCTCCAAACTCACCCTATGACGCTAGTATCAATGGTTTTAAGACTGATAAGGAAACTATTCAGTCACTAATACGTCAGGCAGAGCGCAAAAAGAATGATATTGCCGTAGAGTTTTTGACTAAGCTATCACGCCTGAGTGCAGTGTCTGTCTACCTAGATAGTTTCGTCGCTGGTATTAAACGAGGTACTCGATCTACTGGCTTCCTTCACGCAAACTTTAATCAGTGCATCGCATCTACTGGTCGCCTGTCTTCGGGCGGTGGTATGTCCTTAAACTTACAGAACCAACCCAAGAGAGGCTTTCCTGTACGTAAGTGCTTTGTCAGCCGATTTCCAAACGGTCTATTGGTTGAAAGTGACTACTCGGGATTGGAATTTAGGACGGCGTGTGAGTTGTCGCGTGATGGGCAAGGCATTGCCGACATCATTGAAGGTAAAGACATACACAGACAGACCGCGAGTATCTGCCTACAGAAGGCTCCTGAAGAGGTGAGTAAGGCTGAGAGACAGGGCCACAAGTGGGCGAGTTTTCAGCCACTATTCGGAGGCACAGGGGCGGGTCAACCAGATCACATAAAAGCATATTTTGATCGTTTCTATGAAATCTACGAAGGTATCTACACTTGGCACCAATCTCTTATGACAGGTGCGCTAAAGAATGGCACCGTAGAGACACCGTCTGGTCGCCAATATTTCTGGCCTAACGTCATACGTACAAGAGGTAATCGGGTCAGCAAAGCTACGCAGATACTAAACTACCCAGTACAGGGCTTCAGTGCAGACCTAGTTCAACTGGCGTGTATCAGAACTTTCAGACTGTTTAAGCAGAAAAACCTGCTATCTAAGCTGATACTTACGGTACACGATAGCATAGTCGTAGATACACATCCCGACGAAGAAGAAATTGTCAAAGAAATACTCACAGAGGCAATGACTAAAGTCGGTGAAGAGGCAGAAAAACGCTTTAATTACAACATTGTAGTGCCTCTAGAGATAGAAATAAGCCGTGGGACAAATTGGCTTGATCAAGATGAATACGCTTGATTGAAACACCTAACTAATGTATAATGTAAGTCCACTATTGAGGAAACAGTTATGTCAGAACTAGCAGTACAAGAAAACAACTACACGATGGAAGAAATCGCAGCACAACTTGGTGCCGCATCAAAGTCGGGACCGACAATCCCCACTCTAAAAATGAACTACGAACCAGATGATGCTCCACTAGGATCATTTTATCTTAAATCGGGGGCTAATAGCCCTGTAAGCAGTCATGTGTATGCTACAGAAAATGTACGTATTCGAGCTTTCAGTAATCATATTCAGTATCAACACTGGGATGAAAAGGACTTAGTAAATAAAAGCATCCTTCTTAAAAGCCAGCGAGAAGAAGCCCGTGATATGCTGGGCGGTTTTGCTTGTGGTATGCCACAGTTTGAAACATTGATGGCTATGTCTCCTGAAGAGCGTAAGAAGTATGAAGGTATGGACCGCTACCGTGTAATTCGTGGTCTAATTACATATACAGGTAAGACCATTGATGGTGATGAAGTAGCCATTGAAAACCAGCCATTCAAGCTGGAGACTAAACGTAAAAACTATGGACCCTTCTGGCATGATGTAATCAAGCGTCTACCAAATGGTATGAACTTGTGGGATTTTGAGAGTATTCTGTCCATCGACAAGCGTAAGAACTCTTACGGTAAAACCTATTACGTTATGCGCTTCAACCCACAGTTTGCAAACCCGCTGCCAATGGACCAGATGACGTATGACAGTCTTGCCTACGTCACTAAGTTGGTGACTGATGAGAACGCTCGTATCAACCAAGCCTATAAAGAGGCATTGAATATGGAGCGTGAGGATAGAAAGGCTTCGACAATAGTAGACAAGGTAGAACAGGCTCTGGACGCTGACGTAGCATAATGGGCGTTGTAGAGAATATGTCTAATGAGGTGTACCACCAGCAAGGTGGTATATCCTCTTCGGCAGTAAAGACAGTATTTAAGAAGTCAGTGGCTCACTGGAAAGGTGAGAAGCGGAAGAACTCTGCGGCCTTCGACTTAGGTACTGCGGTACACGCTCTATTACTAGAGGAAGACCGTGACCTAGTAGTCAAAGGGCCAAAGACCCGCAACTCCAAGGGCTTTAAAGAATTACAGGAAGACCTAGAGCAGGATCAGGTACTACTCACGGAAGTAGAGTACCACGTGGCTAATCGTATGGCGGCAGAGACTTTAAAGAATAAGGTCTGCCACGATGCCCTGAGACACAAGGATCGAGTAAATGAGGTCAGTATCTTTGCTGAGTGTGAGAATACAGGTCTGATACTCAAGACGAGACCAGACTTGTACATTCCCTCTGAAGGAATTGTCTACGATGTCAAGACTACTCAAGACGCAAGCCCTAAAGGGTTTGCCTCAGAGTGCTGGAAATATTCGTATCCAATCCAAGCAGCTTTCTATCTTTACGTATGTAATCTTGGCGGTATCGAGGTGGATCGCTTCCACTTCATAGCGGTAGAGAAGTCTGCTCCCTACGTAAGCCATATGCACGTGGTCAGCCCTGAGTTGTTAGGCAAGGCCACGGAGCAAATGCACAGGACTTTAGAGGTAATTAAAGACGCAACCGAAAGAGAGGACTTTGGCACAGGCTGGGGTGATTATAGCCTCCTAGAACTCCCCAAATGGCTATAAAGACATCTAGTGCCAAGGCGAAGGGCCGAAGACATCAGCAATGGGTTAGAGATAAGATACTCGCTCTATTCCCAAAGCAACTCCTCCCTGATGATGTCAGAAGCACTTCTATGGGTGCTGGCGGCGAGGACATCCAGCTTAGTCCCGCTGCCAGACGCCTCTTTCCATACTCTATAGAGTGTAAGGCTTTTAAAAGTTTCGCCATCTACAAAGTAATGGATCAGGCCGCTGAGAACTGTCCGAAGGGAGCGGAGCCAGTGGCAATAATAAAAGGAGATCGCCAGAAACCTTTGGCGGTCATTGACGCAGAACATTTCTTTAAATTGGCGGGAGCAAAAAATGTCAGACGAACTACCAGAAAATAGTATTACTTTTGTAATTACTTTGGACGAGATTGAAGAAACGCTCTCCATAGCCTCAGCGTCCAGTACGCGAGAAGACTTAGACCCTGAACAGGCGCAGACACTAGAAGATATCTACAATGGCCTATGCCTACTGCTAGATGGCGGCATGGATTACCTACGCTTCGTAGGCGGTATCCTGAGCAAGCTAAATGAACACTACGGCTCTGAGATTGAGTTTGAGCCAGACGAAGAGCTTATTGACGCTATTAACGAGAAGAAAGTGGTTAAGTTTCCGGGGAAGCTACACTGATGCATTCACGTAATAGACTAAACGCAGACAGCTATATCACACCTGATATGGTTCACAGACCGCCGCACTACAACTCTTCCAACATTGAGTGCATCGACGCAATGGATGCGATGGCAGAGGGCTGCGATATACCAGCCCATCAAGCCTACTGTTGGCAGAATTGCTTCAAGTACCTATGGAGATGGCCCTACAAAAATGGCGTAGAAGACCTGAAAAAAGCCCGATGGTACTTGGACAGATTAATCCAAAAGCTAGAGGGGGATGGCAATGATCAGTCAGGATGATATCGTAGGGTTTGAATACTTTGACGAAGGCAATGAGAGCCTACGTGATCCAAATACTTACTTAAACAAGACACCGCTAAATATGGTCGAACAGTTTGCTCGTATATACGGGCAATCTACAGGCCATTCGTGGGAGAAGGGTAGCGAAAAGGATATGCTGCGCTTCAATCTTCTGGATGAGGAATTTCAGGAAGTCGTTGATGCGATTACGCCCGATAATCTTCTCAAGGAGTTAGCTGATCTTGTCTACGTAACATATGGTTTTGCAGCCACATTCGGCTGGGATTTAGACGAAGCAGTTCGTCGCGTTCACGCATCTAACATGAGCAAGTTGGGTAGTGACGGTCAACCAATCTATCGAGAAGACGGAAAGGTTCTAAAGGGTCCGAATTATGCGGCCCCAGATTTAAAAGATTTAGTTTGAGGAGTTCACAATGATAAAAAACGAGTACGGGCCAACACTAGATATTTCTGAAGAAATTCACGCACAGAAGTATCGTTCTGAGGGGGAAACTTTCAGGGAAGCCATGACACGTGTCGCTGAGGCACTAAAAGACGACAAAGGACACTTCGATAATTTTCGAAATATCCTGTACAACCAACGATTTCTACCAGCGGGTCGAGTGCAGTCGGCTATGGGCGCACCTCGCCGCGTCACGCCATACAATTGCTTCGTTTCTAAGACTATCGACGATAGTATGGAAGGTATTATGTCGGCTGCTCGTAACGCAGCTAAGACTATGCAGCTTGGCGGGGGTATTGGCTATGATTTCTCCACTCTACGTCCACGTGGTGCGCTGATACGTAGTCTAGACAGTCGCTCTAGCGGTCCACTGAGCTTCATGGGCATCTTTGACGCTATCTGTAAGACAATCTCTTCTGCGGGACACCGCCGAGGCGCACAAATGGGTGTATTACGTGTAGATCACCCTGATATTGAGCAGTTTATTCGCGCAAAGAACAACAGCACGGAACTTACGCAGTTCAACATCTCTGTGGGTGTCACTGACAAGTTTATGGAAGCAGTCAAGGCAGACGAGGACTTCGACTTAGAGTTTGAAGGCCAAGTATACAAGACAGTTTCTGCACGTGCATTGTGGGATGACATTCTACGAAGTACTTGGGACTGGGCAGAACCGGGAATCTTGTTTATTGACCGCATTAATCGCAAAAATAACCTACACTACTGTGAGACTATTGCCGCGACAAACCCATGCGGTGAGCAGCCTCTACCACCAAATGGTGCGTGTCTACTGGGGTCATTTAACCTAGTAAAATACATTGTAGAGCATGATGGTAAGTACGTATTCAACACAAACCAGCTACGTAATGACATTCCTCACGTAGTACGTGCTATGGATAACGTGGTTGATCGTGCAACGTACCCGCTGCCTGAGCAAGAACAGGAAGCCAAGAACAAGCGGCGTATGGGGCTAGGCGTTACTGGTGTAGCTAATGCTATCGAGGCACTCGGCTTCGAGTATGGCAGCGATGAGTTCCTACGTACACTGGAAGAGATTATGACTGTGATCCGCAATGTTGCGTATCGTACTTCTGTAGAGTTGGCTATCGAGAAGGGGCCATTCCCGCTGTTTAGTCAGGCATACCTAGGCTCTGAGTTTGCTCAGACACTGCCAGAAGACATCGTCGATCTAATCAAACGCTTTGGTATTCGTAACAGCCACCTACTATCAGTAGCCCCTACAGGCACAATCAGTCTATCGGCTGATAACGTAAGCTCTGGAATTGAGCCAGTATTCTCACACTACTATGACCGCACCATTCAGACTTTTGATGGACCGAAGGTAGAGCGTGTAGAAGACTACGGCTATCGCGTGTTTGGCGTGAAGGGTAAGACTGCGGATGAGTTGTCAGTATTTGACCACGTAAAAGTGCTTAACCTAGCATCTCAGTTCGTAGACAGTGCCTGTTCCAAGACTTGCAACGTAGGAGACAACATCTCTTGGGAAGAGTTCAAGGATGTATACATGAAAGCCTACGAGGGCGGTGCGTCAGGCTGTACGACTTTCCGAGCCTCTGGTAAGCGGTATGGTATCTTGAATGCTTCTGCTTCAGAGGACATAGCCGAGGAGCCGCAGGTCGAAGAAGACAACTTCATCGAAGAGGGTGGAGCCTGTTATTTTGACATAGCCACTGGTCTGAGAAAGTGTGAATAAACAATAAAATAGCCCACAGATCGCTTGACCTATGGGCTTATTTTTAATACTATATCAGTGAACGAGGTCGAGATTGGTCCACCTTGTTCGTTGGTTTGAGACCCCTGCCAGAAATGGTGGGGGTTTCTTTATTCTGGTATAGCTTCTCTCATTTGCTCGTCTATTGTAATAGTAGGCTCCGACTCGTCCTGAGTATTGCCTGTGAGGGCTGAAGGGTAGGCCGTATTGGTTGTAGCCAGCTTATTTGCAGCCGCATCTCCTATTAATCTAGCACCACCAGCCAGACCCAGTTCGCGCACTGCCTTACTATACTCTTTAGCTGTCTGGAATGCGGTCTTCTGCATTGGACCACGGGCCTTTAGCATACTTAGTAGTAATTTAGGCTGTTTAAGCAAAATTTGCATTTCTTCTGCTTGTTTACCTAATGGGAACTGGTCGATGTAGCGTTTTAGCATCCCTGAACCGATTGATGCAGCCTGTAGACTTGCATCCCCGCGTCCAAACAAGACACCCACGTTAGCACCTAGAATACGAGCAAGGTTTTTCTGAATATCAGGCGTATCAGCCATCACTTTGTCGAATACTTTTGGATCGCGTATCCCCTTTTCGATCCGCAAGCCCTCTGCTACTAATTCTAGGATACTATCGCGCTCTGCTCCCCCTAAAATACCGTTCTGCACCATTACATCGAGTACGTTAGGGTCACCGCTCCTCCCTGTCACGGGTCTCATTAATCTTTCTGCTACACGTAGTAGGTCTGGACTACCGTCTGCCTTGACTGCACCCCTGAAGACTTCATCCATAGTCGCATTTCTGAAATCAGTCTTCGCCTCTATGCTGCTAGCCTCGTTGGCTAGTCGGCTATAGCTCTCCACAGGAGTGCCGCCGTCGAGTGCCTGACCAATTACTTCAGGAAGACGCTCAGAAGTCCCAGCCTGACCTAGTTCCGCAACTAGGCGGTCTGATGTCTTAATTGCGTCATGCATTGTGACGATTTCATCACGCAGATTGGGGAACTCATTAATCAAGTTCTGGTTCTTCTGCATGAATGCTTCTAGTGCATTGAGGTCTAGGTTGCCGTTGAGGTCAACCATATCAGCCACTGTGGCACGTAGGAAGTCTTGCTGCGCCTCGCTCATAGTGGCACCTAGAGACACATTCTCTGCATCGTCTGGCAATGCTACTGACGTAGTGTCGCCGCCTTCATTTAGCTCGAAGTCGTCTACTGGTTCAGCCTCTGGCTTAGGAGCCTGTGGGTCGAAGTACTCTTCTCCCTGCGGTCCACGATATTCGTCGAATGCCTTAGCCTTTACTCTGGCTTGCTCTGCTAGGTCTGGTCTGCCCATCTCATCCATCTTCTTGGCGAAGCGGAATAGCAAATCGGCAGTCTGTTTAGCTTGGCTCATTTCACCAGCCGCAGGACGATCACTAGGACTCATGCGCTGAGGATCGGGCGTAGTCTTTGTAGAGGGCAGGGTGGTACTAGGACCAGTAAGCTCTGGTGGCATAGTAATGTCATTAGGCTCTACGCCCAGACCTCTGGCAAACTTATCGAACTCAGCCTGTAAATCCTGATCCTTAATAGTCTGGATATTAGGTGCCATCTCATCAGCAAATTCTGCAGACTGACGCAATTCACTAAACTTAGTATTAGCTGTATCACCGCCAGACCCGAAGCCTTCTGACAAGACCTCTTGCTCACGTATTGTCGTACCGCCTGTCGCCTCAGTGGAGAGTACGTCCTTAGTAAAGTAACGGGTAAATCGCTTATTAAGCTCTAGACTAAATTTACGGGCTAGGTCGATAGTGTCACCAGACACGCCCTCTAGTTTATTCAACTGGTCTACCGCTGAACCAGCTAGCTCATCGAACAGACCTGCTTGGAAGTAGTCATTTGCAGCACCCGCCTTACGAGCCTGTCCCAGCATAACCGATCTAAATTTTAGCAACTCACCTACGGTAATAGGCTGCTCGTTATCAATCTTGTTCTTAATGATGTTGATAGCGTCATCTATCTGCCCACCACCTGCAATAGTCATACCGTCTAGGATACGGCTTTTGCGAATATCGGCTATGGTCTGAGATAGTTCTGTCGCATCTACAGTCTGTGATTTGTCTACGCGATCCCAAAGATATGTCTCCATCTCACGGATGTTGGACTTGGCTTGGAACAAAGTCTTCTGTGCGAGAGCAGAAGCAGCACCCTTGTCGGTATTCTTCAAGACCTTCATGGCCTCTTTGGTATTACCGTCAGCATTCGTCAATGTGATATTGATAGCGTCAGCGTATGCTCTGGTACGTAGGGCATCTGCCAGTCTAGTATTACCTGCGCGAGACAATAGCTCAGAAGTTTCCAAGATACCTAGTAGTGCCTGATTGGCGCGTTCCATTACTTCGCCGCTAAACTCAGCACTCTCGCCCATCATGGCCTTCTGTAGACCCTGTAGAACTGAGTTATCAGTCAGGCTACCAACAGGTAAGTTACCTGAAGCCTCGGACACATTGCCGCCAACGGCTAGAGCAGTTTCTAGATCAGAGATCATACGTTCAGCCGTGAACATCTCGGCTTCTTCTCTCAGTGAAGCTGCTAGGGCAGTGTCTCCGCTCTGCTCGGCTAAGTCTGCTTCTTTTAGTAGACCTTTGCGACTATCTTCCGCTGTACGTAGTATTTGCTCAAAGGCACCCTTACGAGCAGCGTCAGAACTCAGCCCCTTGAATATCTGCTTGCCGATAGAGCTAACTGCTTTAGTAGCTAGGCGGGTAGGGCTTACTGATGAAATAGCTCCAGCATTGGCACCTGTAATGGCACCTAAGATTTCTGCACCAGCCATTACGTAGGGATTATCACCAAAGTCCAAGGCTTCTGCAGTAGCTGCGCCACCAGCCGCACCCGTAGTGGCTGCAAGCTCTGTCTTAACGAACTTACCAGTATTCTCTCTGGCCTCTCGCATCAGAGGATTAGTCAGACCAAAGCCAGATTTAGCTGCTAGTAGCACACCGCCAGCGGCAGGTAAGTTCTCACCGACAACTCTACCAGCCTGAAACTGTGGGCGTAGGTCTTCACGGATTTCTTCGGAACTGTCTACGTAGTCAATCTCATTTAGACCGACTGCGTCATAGACGGGGTTGACTGCAGTCTCAATACCATCACGAATACTCTGACCCCCGCCAATAGGAGTAGTACTAGATAGTAGGAAGTCATTAGGGTCAGTGCTTACGTCACCACCCACGGCATTAATCCCTGAGCGTACCAGACCTTCACTGGCTTGTAGTGTAGTGTTCACCAAATCTACTGGAGTACCTAGTAAATTAGTCATACCAGTAGCCACACCAGCCATACCAGCCTCTACGCCACTGTCTATGTCAGTACGAATAGGCTTACCAGAGGTGATGAAGTCTAGAATACTGGAGACTGAATCTCCTGACTCCTTGGCTGCGTTAAGATCAATAGTGTAATCGCCTACTGTAAGAGTACCGCCACTATCCTTAATAAGAGTTTCTAGGATGTCTTCATCAGGCACACCGTTGGCGCGGTCTTCATTTAGTAGCCCTGCATCGATTTCCATGATGTATCCTTATTTATCTGATTTCTTCTTAATGTATGAAGACTGTCCCGTAGGTGCCTTACCAAGAGCCTCATCAAACGCTTCTAGGACTGTGAGATAAGTACGCTCTAGTTCACGCAAAGCCGCCTCTGTGATAGTTGAGCGGGATAGGTCAGATTTTGTAATCGTACCTGATGCCTTAGCCTTCTCGATAAGACGTAAGCTGGTCTGAATACTTCTAAGGGTATTCTGTGTTTCCCTGCGCTCTTCAAACGGACCTTGGAACAGTCTAGCGGGTTCAGGTAGAGTGGTGATAATTTGCTGTTTGTTCCAAACACTGTCTCTTAACCCTCCAGCTTGTGCAGCCGCTAGGTTAATAAGTGTATTTAGACGCAAGTTACTCATAAAGGTGATGGCCTTGTTTTGCTCGGCTCGTAGTTCCGCGCCAACCAAGTCACCTGCCTTACCTGCAAGTTTGTTAAAGACACCTGATATACCAAACGCTCCATCAAGACCCTTTAAGGAATCGGCTGTAACCTTAAAGCTCTCGTTGTTTTGGATTTGCTGCGGGCTGAAGGTCATCTGCTCGCCGTTCACGACCATACTCAGACCCTGCTCCTTCCAGTTAGGATTTAGCTGGGTTAGTAGAGCGTCCAAGTCAGCGGATACAGGCTGTTCACTTCCTTCTTGGCCCTCTGATGTAATTTGATCAGAAGTATTAGAAGCAATATCTACGACAATAGGACGACCCGAAAAGTCGGTAGTTACTTTGAGAGTTCCATTGATAATAGCTACAGCACGTTGCTGATCAATTCCACTCTCAACAAGTGCGGCTACCTTAGCCGCATCGTCCATACCAGCTACAGTATTTAGAGAACCTTCAATAATTGGCTTGGTAGTGTTAAACCACTCTGACGCTTCTATGCGGTCTGCTTCATTATCAGATATTGCCATAGAGCCAAACTTAATGAGGTCTGCAGTGTAGTTAGCTGTCGTGTAGCTCTCCTGCTTTTCCTTAACCGCCTTACTCTGCTCTTCCCACTTACGCTCAAACTCTGCTAGCTTATTACGATAGTCTTCGCCTTGTAGGTTGGTGACACCTTCTTCTTCCATAAAGCTCTGTAGAGCGGCCTGTTTAGCTGTAAGCATCTGACCGTGGTTAGCTGGCTTGACTGGACTATAGCCGTCCTCTGTATATTTGTTAAACTGCTCTTGAGTAGTTGCCTCTACTTCGGAACCATTTAAATATAGTGTCTGCTTAACGTAGTCTGGTTTGTCTGCAGGTTTAATTACAGACCAATCATCATTGATAGCTTCTTGTTCTTCGGCTTTTGATTTAACAGTCCACTCCGAACCATCTTTATATAGAGTACGTGAATAAGATTTATCTGGGGCAGGTTGTACAAAGCCAAATTCAGAGCCTTCTTTACTATACTCATCCAGCATATCTTGGTTACGTATCACTATCTTACGACCATCCGCAGCAAACATATCAAATGGCTTAAATTCTTCTGGCTCTGCAGGTTCAACCTCGGACCATCCTGTAGAAACAGCCTGTTTCAAATCTGCTTCTGAATATATGGGGAGTTTTGCACCATCTCTGTAGACAGTACGCTTTTCGAAATCTACGGGGTCTGCAGGTTGAATAACGTCAAAGCCCTGATCACGTAGTGCTTGCTCTTCTTTAGCATCGCGAGGAGTAGCCTTACGACCATCAGGGTGGAACATATCTGGGCGAATGTAGTCTGATCCCCCAAATGAGGCCAATCTACGCTCTAGCTCTTCGCGGCGTTCCTGAGTAAGAGTTGGACTAGAAAGCTCGAAGCGAACTTCATCAATGCCCATCTCAAGTACGTTTCTGCCTCTAGACTTACCAAACTCAATCTTACCTTCAGAAGACAGATTATTAATTCTCTGGGTCTCTGCCTCAAATGGTCCATCGCCCTGACGTAGCTGGCCTAGAGCATCCATCTGCGCATCGATCTCGGACTGTGCAGTACCCGCTGTGTACGTAGAGTTCTGCTTCATTAGGGCATCTAGAGTACCGTAGTCAGAGATACCTAGGTTAGTGACCATGTTAAAGATTTCTGCACGGTTCTCCGCAGATACGTCATTCTGTCCGTTGGCAGTCAGCCAGCCGTTCACTAGACGCTCTCTAGCCTTAGCCTTGCGGTCCTCTGCGGCCTGTGCCTCACGTACTCGACGAGCCTCTGCACGGGCCTCTCTACGCTTCTGTATTTCTTCGGCGCGTTTCTCTTTATCCCGCTCACGGATACCGTAGGAAAGCTCCTCGAAGAAGCCTTTGAAGGGGTCAACTTTTTCTTTGTAGGCACCAGCCGCAATATTGGCACGTACTTTAGCTGCTTCGCTACTAAAGCTCATCTGTAGGCTCCTCTTCATCTAGACCGCCTAGCATAGCCGCTTGCTCTTCTTCAGAGGCGACACCCTCTACGTCAGGCATAGCCATTAGACCTTCCTGTTGAGGGGCTGCTTGGGGCTGCATATTCTCTGGGTCTTCTAGAGCCTCTTGCTCACCTTCCATCAGGCCAAGGGAAGCGCGTAGAAGAGTAGGGGTGATGACAATACGGTTCTTGTCCTCGATGCCCATGTCATATTCAATGTCTACGTCCTTAGCCACAATCTCGATGTACCGTGCCACTGGACCTGCAATCAGGACCGCCAAGTCGATACCGATCTTACCTTTGCTGACTGCTTGTAGGAGTAGGGCTGTAGTGACTGTACTAATGTGGGCATCAATACCCAGCATAGCGAAGACGACTTCTTTCTGTTCAGGCTCGTCAATGCGGTCAATAATGTAAGTAACCGCCTCGTCATAGTCTATAATATCTGGTGGACGGTGCCACGCATAGTTACGGGTATCTGCCAGATAGTTAGCACCGGGAATTGGAGCATTAAGCCTCATCCTCTATCTCCTCTTCCATGTCAACGTCTTCAGACAAAAGCTGTTCTTCCAGATCGTCAAAGAACTCTGGGGTATAAAACAACCCGTCATCTTTTAGAGCAGAAGTATTAGTAGGCATCTTGCCTTGCATAAAACTTTTGATCGATTTCTTTACTGCTTCATCAAAGGTCATTGTGGATCATCCCGTAATTAACCATTAGGTATCCATCTGGGCCGACTTTAACTGCTTTAGGATGCGTCTTCTGGACTTCCTGAGCCAAGACACCGAATGATGGATACTTGTCTGCACCCAGACGTTTAGCCTCTTCGGTCCAATCCCACGTATAGAAGTTGATACCTTTCAGTGTGTCGTAGTGCTGGATGTTTTCTTTTAGTCGCTCGTCTGAGAGCTTACCTGCTAGCCACGAAGAGCCACTAGATGAGCCTAGGAAGGCACCGCCTAGCGTAAGTAGACCGCTCCAGAACCCTCCACCACTCTTCTGACCAGACTGTGCTTGCATCTGAGCAATCAGTAGACGTAGCTCACGCTCTTGGTCATTGTCGGTAGTCTTCCAGATGTAGTCTAGTAGATTGTCTGCGTAGTCCCATAGCTGGTTTTGCTGTTCCTGAGTTAGGTCTA